AAGGCCCACCAAGGGCGATGAACAACCAGTGTCGGACAATCAAAGCCCCATCGTCATCTGTGTTGCTAGATGCAATGAGTCGCGGATGATCACTCAGAAAATCATATGGTGTGCGCTTCATTAGTGAAGCGACCAGTGAATGAGTTGTCGCTGAATTTGACCGTCTTATCAATTCGACGGGCCACTTGAGCCGATTCTCAAAAAGTCCTATCAGATATTGGGTGTAACCCATATTGTAGATCGCCGGGTTGACCATATCTGGGATCACTGACATGACATTAATGAGAGTGTCAAGCCCGAGAGATGCGGTGTAATCCAAGACTTCGTCAGGATGACGCTCATCGCCATCACTATTCGCTTCAGGCTCTGCAACACGTGAATCCGGGTCATGCCACCTTGAAACAACATCATCGTATGACGGAATCGGGATGGGCGGACGAGCCGGTCGACTAGCACCGGAACCAGCATTGGCAAGGATGACGTCAATGTCAAGACGAATCTTATCATATAAGTCACGCTGTCCTGCTGTCAAGTCGAGGTAGGAAATGAGCCGTTTAACCCTGTATCGGTAATCAGGCTTGACGTCCTTTGAAGGAGCGTAGGCTTTCCCAATCAACTTTAACGGATTGTGATAGACGATAAACGCCGGGACAGCACGTCCGACCTTCATTAGGTCGTCAATGTCCTGAGTAGTCGGACTACGCCATTTCTTAGACAAGAATTCCATGTTCATCAATCGCCTGGATGGCTCTTCATCACGGAGCTTTACACCGTAGCGGCCAAGGCACTTGATGATATTTTCGGGTGTCCAAATTGCTGGTGCCGATGCACGCCAGGACAAAAGGTGGTCGTCACCGTAGTTTGACAACTTGCAAAAATATCGGAACTCATGAGCACTTAGTCCCGTGAGTTCGCGCCAAGCGATCAAATAATAAATGGTCACGGCCAAACTATTGTCCATCCCGGTTGAGGAGTGCCCAGTCGACAAACCAGTCAATTTAGCATACAGATTCCCAGTTGATGTCGTCATCATCGGCATTGTTTTAAGGGCTTCATAATTGGCATCAACCAAGAAACAAATGCGCGCATAATCCCGGTGATGTTCAAAACCCTTCTTTCGCACGCGCTTAATGATATCGACAACTTTACCAACGACTGATGCATCAAAGTCGGTAAAGTCGCCGGCAAAATGATTATCGAAGCCTGCGTGCTCAGAGATTAACTGGCCAATCACGGCACCATTAAGAGGCATCCCTATCTTAATGTTGGTGCTCCAGTACCTGAAATTATGATTAGGCCAGTAATTCCAAACCGTCGACATTATGTAATGGACAATAGGCGAACCGATAATTGTTCGGACTTTGTCATTCAGCCATTTCTTAGGTGGCAGGGCTTCACCCTTCACACTTACTGGGGCGACAGGCACAAGTCCAGGGCTGACCGTGAAAGTTTTGGC